GGCGTGGACGATGGGGTACTGAATCCCGACACCGCACGCATTGCGCCGGGCTCCATCATCGCGGTTGCCAGAAATGCCGGCCACCCATCCGGCCCGTCACTGGCGCCGCTGGAGCGTTCGGGTGATCCGAATCTCTCGCAGGTCGAGCACGAACGGCTGTATACCGCCATCAATGACCAACTGTTGAACAACGCGCTGCCGCAGATGGAGGGGGCGGTCCGTTCCCCGACCGAGTTCGTCAAGAGATGGCAGGAGTTGCAGAGCGACCTAGGCGCCGCCTTTGGCCGGCTGCACACCGAGGCAATGGTCCCCATCATCCAGCGCAGCTTGGACATCATGCTCCGCAAGGGATTGCTTGCGGGCATCCCGGCCGGCACCGACCGGATCAAGATCGGAAATGGCTTGATCAACTTGCAAGTGCTGGCCCCCATCGCACAGCAGCAGAACCTTGAGGACGTGCAGGGCGTGACGCAGACCCTTGAGGTGTGCGGGGCATTGGTGGGCAAGGATCTCAGCATGCTGGCGTTCAAGGTCGAGGAGATCCCGGAGTGGATCGGCAAAAAGTTGGGCATGCCGTCCGAGCTGATCCGCGGCAAGCTGGAAAAGCAGCAGATGATCCAGGCCGTGGCCACGATGATGGCCGCGATGCAGGCGCAGGGGCAAGGCAACATGGGGCAGATGCTCGCGAGTGTCGGGCAGCCTGAGCAGCCGCAAGTGGGGGCCGTGCAATGAAGCCCGATGGATGGGAATGGTTCGATCAGGTCAACACCGATCTGGAGCCGCAGCGGGCACAGGCACAGCAGCGGGTCGATGATCTGCAGCTGGCCTACCAGCAGGCATTCAGCACCTCGGCGGGCGAGGTGGTGATGGCAGACCTGCGTCGCTTCCTGACCCGGGTGAAGGCATTCGATCCGGCCCTGGGCTTCTACAACGGCGCAGCACAGGGTTTCTACCGGGAAGGCCAGAATTCCTTTGTGGCCTACATTGAACAGATGATTGAGCGAGGCAAGAAATGATCCGACTGATGGAAGAAGCAGGCGAGGACGGCGCCGCGTCTGGCGCTGGCACACCACCCAAGCTCGAGGGGCTGGCCGACCTAGCGACACCGCCACCCGATCCGAACGCACCACCGCCCGCCGAGGGGCGCCCGGACTACATCCCGGAGAAATACTGGAAGGAAGGCAAGCTGGTCGAGAACGCGACCGAGCTGATGGCCAAGGAGATCGCGTACCTGCAGACCAAGGTGCGCACCGGCAAGGATGAGCCGCCAAAGGGCGAGGCGCCCAAGCCTGAGGATTACGAATTCACCGTGCCCGTCGATGTGGCGGTCGAGATTGCGCCCGATGATCCAATCGTCAAGTGGTTCAAGGAGGAAGCGAGCGGCCTGGGTATCGCCAAGGAAGCGGCCCAAAAGCTGTTCGATGGATTCGTCCGTGCTTCTGCTGCCATTACCCCGCCGCCGATGGATGTTGCCGCCGAGATGAAGAAATTGGGTCCGAACGCGCAGAACGTGATCAACGACGTGATGGGCCGGGCGCATCGCTTGCAGCAATTGGGCGTGTTCAGTGATCAGGACATCGCCGAGTACAAGATCGCCGCGGGGACGGCCGAGGGCATGAAGATGATGGCGAAGATGATTGATGCAGCGCAGAAAGGCTTGCTCGGCAATGCCCCTGTTCCGTCGTCGAATGTGATCCCGTCGGCCTCCGGGCTGCCGAGTGGCGAGGAGCTGCGGGCGATGAAGTTCGCCAAGGTCGAGGAAGGGCCGAACGCCGGGCGGATGAAAATCGAGGTCGATCCCGAGTACAAGAAACGGATCGATGCACTGTATGATTCTGTGTACGGCAAAGAGAACACGGGGCAATCCCGAATTCAGGCAGGGGGTTAATCATGGCAGGCGAAAAGCTATACAGCCCGACCGAGGACGGCGCATATGCCACCAAGGTGACGACAGGCGGCGGCTATACCTACATTGGAGAAGCCTCACCCGGCACAGCGCAGGCCACTGCTGCGTGGCGCTGCCAGCGCATTGACGCTAGCGGCACCACGACATGGGCGGACGGCAATGCTGCATTCGACAATGTTGCAACCGATCTGACTGCGTTGAGTTACAGCTAAAATGGCCATTGCAAAGCACATCAAAGAGCATGCGGTGCTTGGTACTGGGCAGACCATTGACTACACCAAGCCTCAGATCCGTTTTCTCGTCAATGCGCCAATTGTACCGACAATCCCGACGAGCGCGACCGGAGACGATCTCCCGACATTAAGCGCATTGGGCGCTGTGTCAGGCACCGCCTCGCAGGCTACAGGGATTTCTTCTGGCGTCACGATCAGCGCAGAGACGATTTCCGCCGGCCCGGCGTCTGGCATTGCGATGCTGAATTATGCCTCATGGAAGCACTATTTCACATCAACCGGAACAGCGTACAAGGTTTATGGCGCGCCGTTTGTGGGTGGTGTCGATACGCAGTTGCTTGGGACAATCGGTTTCTATACCGACTCGCCTGTTTTTGAAATTTGCTGCCGGGCAAATGCGCGTGTCAGTCTCATCATCGACGGTAAAAATATACCATCTCCGGCTGTATCGGTATCATCAATCACTAGGTCAGGAACTACCGCAACGGCGACCGTTGCCGATTCCGGCCCGCTTGCTGTTGGTCAGGTCGTGTTAATCGAGGGCGCCACTGGCGCGGATGGCGATTTTTACAACGGCGTGCACACTGTATTGGCTAAACCGCTTAGCACCACGTTTACCTACACCATGCACGGCACGCCGTCTGGTAGCGCATCTGGAACACTGACCTACCGGCGCACGGCTCTCGACATTGTTGGGGTTGGAGGGAGTGCGGGATCTTCCTATGCGATGGGCCGGATCGTGGTTACCTTCACATCGCGGAAGCGTCGAAAGGTCATGATCAATATTTCTACTGATGGATTCTGGGGTATCGGCGTGGGGCCGCAGGATACGGTTGAGCCCGTTGATTTCTCCAAGGAAATCTATGCCAACGTCCTATCGGATAGCTACGGAAATTCGGGGACGCGGCTATTGAATTTTGGCGGGCCATTCTATTATGCGTCGATATTCCTGGGCGTTAATGCCTTCGGGTGTTCGGTAGGTGGCGGCTCCGGATATGATACGGTCGGGACCGGATCTTCAAATGCCTGCAGCGTCAGCAGCGGATCGGCTGATGTTGTCGTTACATTCGGCGGAAACGATTTCTCCAAGCAGTTTTGGGCGATCGGAAACCCGGTATATTTCACGACCAGTGCAAATGGATTCACGGCCAACCAGAAGCTATGGGTCGTAGCAAGCAGCACGACGGGGGGGAATCCAGATCAGACTATCCAGGTTTCGTTGACTGAGGGCGGGACTGCGATATCTGCCTCCGGCACCGGAGCAATGACGCTCAAGAGTGCCGGCACATTTCGCGAGCGTGCCGCCAATATCGCCGCGCAGTCTCGACAGGCGGATATTATTTTCATATCTGGCGGCGTCAATGACGGCACGTTCGTTAATGCGCCAAATACCTTCTCAAGACTTCGTGCGGGGGCTCCAAATGCGATCCTGGTGGTGACTGGGCCGTGGGCGCCGTCTACGGCCTACCAGTCAACAGCCGGCGGCAAGCGTGACAGCATCGAGGCGGCGCTTTCTGCGATTGCCGGGCCGTGGGTATTTGTGGATAACGTGTCAGGAGACTGGACTAACTCAAAGGGCGCCAGCGGCAAGGTTGGCGGGCAATCTGGCTGGCAGACCGGCAACGGCTACCGAGGCGCGCCTACCGGCAGCGGGAATGGTGATTACTATGTAGGCCCGGATCAGCTGCATCCAACACCATTTGGAACTGAATATCTTGGCGCGCTGCTGGCGGCTGCGACACTCACCGGAATTGCCGCCCTTTAGATGTGAGAGCAAACATCCGTGATTATGGAGCAGTAGCTGGCCAGAATTGCGATCTCGCCTTTGCTGCGGCCCTTGCCGCGGCGGGCCCGTGGGGGGAAGTGTACGTCCCCGCGACGACCGGACGCTACATCGTCACTACCATGCAACCACAGTACCCTGTTCGGTTCGTCGGCGACATGTGCGCTTTCGATGACGACGCCGGATCACGGATACTCGGAACCAATGGGCAAGATGTATTCGCCCCGCAATCAGCCGGATTTATCCGCGGCATTGAGATCGAGAATATGACGGTAATAGGTGGCCGAAATGGGCTGGTGATCCCATCGTCCGGCGGGATCAACGTCAATCTGCGAAAGGTTGCGTTTTCCACGCAGCAGGAGAGCGGCATCAAGATCGAGCAGTGGATCGAGCGCAGCAACTTTGAGACTGTGCATTGCGTCGGCAGTCAGTATGGATTCCGCCTGATGAACACCGGCAACCCCTACATCAACTACATGGACAAAACGACATTTTTAAATCTTTGTCGCATGGGCGGTAGCATCAATGGTTTTCGGGTGCAGGCATCGAGGGTGTGCGAGTCCGTTTCGATCCGAGACATGAAGATCGACAACTGCGGACAAGGCGGCATGTGGTTGGAGGGCAACATGCGCCATTGGATCGTGGATAATCTGTACACAGAGAACAATTGCAATTTACAGCCGGGCATATTTGACGATATAACGATCATTGGCGGCTATGGCATGCAGCCGGACAAGTTCCGGGGCTCGTGCTGGATGATCGGGCAAGGCGCGGGCGACAAGGCGGCCAGATCGATCCTGCTTAACGGTTACTGCACCCTGATAGACTGTCACTGGTCCAAGCCGCTCTATAACGCCCCATATCAGGGGGTCGGCAAATCGACTCTAATCAACTGTACCGGCACGGTGCAATAGGGTCCAAGTTGCAACCACGCAACGGGTAGGCTAAAGTAAATCCAGCAGTAGGGACCGGACAGGTCCGAAGGCGTAGGCACAACCGGGGAACCGGCCCGATCGTCCAGCGGAACCGCACCGCACAATCCCGAGAAAGCGCAATCACGGCTAACTTAGGAGGGCGATCAAATGTCCCTGTATCTTACCGCTGGCCAGATCCAGCAATTCGACGACGAAGTAAAGCATGCCTACCAGCAGGAAGGCGGGCTGTTGAGAAAGAGCCTCCGCGTCAAGACTGGCGTGGTCGGCAACCAGTACACGTTTCCAACGATGGGCAAGGGTGTCGCTACCCCCCGCATCCCGCAAACCGATGTTGTGCCGATGGGCATCGTACATGCCCGCCGGACCGCGACGCTGACGGACTGGAACGCGGCGGAATACACCGACGTTTTCGACCAGCAGAAAAACAACGTGGACGAGCGGGCAAACCTCGCTTTTACAATTGCCTCGGCCATTGGTCGGCGCGAGGAGCAGATGGTGATCGACGTTTGGGATGCGGCCAGTCCGAACAGCATCGCCAATGACGTAGGCGGCACCGATACCAATCTCAACACCGCCAAATGTCGGTATGCGAAAAAGTACCTCGATGCCACCTCGGCACCGCAGACCGACCGCTATGCGGCCATCCATGCCAACAACCTTTATGGGTTGCTTGGCGACGCCGACGCCACCACGATGGACAAGAACACCATCGCGGCATTGGTGCAGGGCGAGATCACGAAGTGGCTAGGGTTCAGCTTCATCACCCTGGGCGACCGTGACGAGGGCGGGCTGACACTCTCCACCAATGATCGGTATACCTACTTCTACCACGGCGGCCCTCGCGGCTGTACGGGTCTGGCGGTGGGCATCGATCAGCGGACCGAGGTCAACTACGTGGCCGAGAAAACCAGCTGGCTGGCTAACGGCCTGTTCAGCGCCGGGGCTGTGCTCATCGAGACCGCCGGTCTCGTCGAGTGCATCTGCCGCGAAGCATAGGAGGAGACATGGCACTCATTCTGAAAAACCTTGCCTTGATTGGCGGCCCTGGCTGCGAATCAATCTCCGCTGGTGCACTGGTCGGCGCGCCGAAGCTATGGAGCTACGTCACGGAAGATGCGCACGCCACGGTGGACTCTGCCGGTTATTTCAACGCCGGCACCGCCTACAAGGGCGCGTATGACCTGATGGAAAAAGGCGACGTCATCTTTGTAGTGGTGGCGGCAGCCTCGGCGGTGAGCACCTACGGCACGCACATCGTGATCGACAAGGCGTCAGGACAGCTGGACGTATCGAACGTCACGGTTGGCACCATGACGGATAGCGACTAGCGATGGCTTTCAGCGCCGCGCATTTCGCTCCACTGGCAGGGCAGACCCGACGGATCGGGTCTGCCC